TGGGTGGCGGCGAGGGCGTCTACCGACGGCGGGGTGCTCGGCTTGAACGTGATCTCCTCGCTGATGGACGAGCAGAACTTCTTGCCGCAGCCGAAGCGCAAGAACACCCCCGCCAACATGGGGTACCAGGACCGGGCCGCCACGCTGTACAACTCGATCAAGCGCCGCATGACCTCGCGCTTCCGGCGGTACGGGAAGCTTCCCGGGATGCTGTTCCTGGTGTCCTCGAAGCGCACGGTGCAGGACTTCACGAACCGGCGCGTGCGCGAGGCCATCGCGAGCAACGATCCCACCGTGTTCGTGCGGGATTACGCGCTCTGGGACGTGAAGCCCGAGGAGTACTACGCCACCTCCAAGTTTTGGGTGCTGGCTGGGAACGAGCAGGTGCCGTCTCGTATCCTGACGGAGACGGAGGAGTCGGAGATCGACAAGCTGCGGGAGACCCTCCCGGAGGGGACCGTGCTCATCCAGGCCCCCGAGGACTTTCGTGGGGACTTCGACCGAGACCTGGAGGGCAGCCTACGGGACATCGCGGGTGTGGCCACCGTCGCCATCAGTCCTTTCATCACCAGGCGCGAGAAGCTCCTGGAGATCGTGGACAAGACCCGCAAGCACCCCTTCACGTCGATGGACTGGGACGCCTCCAAGGGAGGCGACTTCCGCTGGTCGGAGATGGTCAAGTCTCAGCGGGAGAAGGTGTACGGGAGCGACGAGACCCACGTCCGCCCGATTTTGAACCCGAAGGCGGCCCGCCACGCGCACATCGACGCCAGCATCAACACCTGCGCCACAGGGTTCTGCGTGGCCCACATCTCCCACTGGACGGAGGTAGCGCGCCGGGGGGACGACAACAAGACGTACCCGGAGAGGGCCCCCGTGTACGTGGTGGACGTGATCTTGCGGGTGGTGCCGCCTCTCGGTGAGGAGATCGTACTCGGGGACGTGCGCCGGCTGATCTACGCCCTGTCCTCGCATGGGTACCCCATCACCACCGTGAGCTTCGACCAGTTCCAGTGTTTGGCAGCTGGTACGCTGGTTGCTACGTCTCGAGGGCTGCTACCTATCCAGGACGTGGTGGTTGGTGATCTGGTACAGTCCCGCTCAGGTCCTCGTGCTGTAGAGCGTGTGTGGGCGTTCGGTAGGCGTCTTACGGTGGTGTTGCGCACAGAGGACAAGGACTCGCTGGAAGGCACGGCGCAGCATCGTATTGAGGCTGCGGTTGCTTGGAGGTGGTACGCGGAGTCTGGTCGTAAGGTGCGGTTGCCCGTGTGGGGTTGGGTGAAGATGGGGGAGTTGCGCAAGGGGGACGTAGTTAGACGGGAGTCGGTAACCGAGATCGACTCGCCGGATCTGGAACTGCGTGGGGACAAGAACACACTGGGGTGGAATGCTGGGGGCAGGCGAGGGGTGTTGGCTGACTGGGAGTTGCCTTCTCAGATGACTCCTGTTTTGGCCGAGTGGTTGGGGTTGATCTGGGGGGACGGGGATGTCTCGCAAGACGGTGTCAGGCTCACGGTAACGGAGGAAGAGTCGGAGGATGCCGCGGGGATATTCGAGCGTCTGTTCGGGTTTCGACCTGTGTACAGGCCACATCACGATGGATCATCCCATGGTGTGTTGCGGGTTTCTTCTAGGGGGTTGGTTCGTTGGCTGCGCGGAAACGGGATGCAAAAACCACTGATCCCTGGCGCGGTGCTTGGAAGCAGTCGGGCGACTCGTCGAGCGTTTTTGCGAGGGCTGTTTGCGACGGATGGCAGTGTGGATCAGAACGAGGGCCGGGTAACTTTGTCTACCAAGCACCGTGCGCTTGCGGACCAGGTACGAGTGCTGCTCAAGGTAGACGTGGGTTTGGATTCTCGGTTGGTGACTGCCGCCCGTGGGTACGCAGGGGACTACATCAAGGAGGGGAAACAGTACGTGGTATCTGTTCGAGGGTCGCGAGCTGTTTTTGCGGACGCGGTTGGATTCAGTTACCAGTCCAAGCAGCGTCAGCTGGAAGCGCATCGGGGTGTCAAGGGGCGGAGGTTGTGGACGCGGATCGACCGTGTGGAGGTTGGAGAGGCCCTCGTGTACGATCTTCAGGTGGCCGAAGATCCCTCTTACAACGCCGCAGGGTTCGTGTCGCACAATTCAGCCGACTCCCTCCAGCAGCTGGCGCAGAAGGGGTACGACGCCCAGCTGGTGTCGATGGTGCGGACGCCCCATGCGTACGAGAACCTGAAGCTGGCGATCTACGAAGGACGCCTGCGCTGCTACCCCTACCCCGCCCTGTTGGACGAGCTGCGCCAGCTGGAGCGCGACCCCACGACCGGGAAGATCGACCATCCTCCTGGCGGAGAGAAAGACCTCTCGGACGCGCTGGCCGGGGCGCTGTGGACGTTGTCCCAGCGGCAGCAGTCGGTCGGAGACCCCCTCCCGCCTTCTCGGGGAAGCGGGGCCGTGTCAGGGGACGCCTGGATGCCCGACCGCCCGACTTTCGTCCCTCCACCCCTCCCCGGGGAAGCCGCTCGCGCCGCGGAGGCCCAGGCGCTGCCTTTGTTCATGCGCGGCCCAGCCCGGAAGGAGGAGGACCCTCCAACGTCGTCCCCGCTTTTTGGGAGGGGCGAGCCGAGTGATGACGAGGGTGGGTGGATAGGGTAGCGTCCATATGGACGCATGGAGACCAGGATGGACATCTTGACGCAGCTCGAAAGCGTGTTCGGTGAAGGGGTGGTCACCGGCTTGTCCATGATCCGCCCCTCGCCCATCTCCAAGGAGCAGGCCGCGCAGGCGGTGAAGGACTTCCAGTTGGGCCCCGTGCTGCGCGACCTCGGGATCGTGTGTGCCCGGGAGATCGCCAACGAGCTGGAGGGCATGGGTTTGCGCCCCGCGGACTACCTGGGGATGTCGGACCTGGTTCCAACGGTGATCGCGCGGTTGGCTGACGCGCTTTCTGGGTCCCCGTCGGAGGTGTTCCAGCATTCTTTCCTGGCGACCCTGCGGTTGCGCGGGTAGGCCCTGCACAGCTTCTGCTAGGATGACCCTCATGCAGCGATCCAAACAACTCAAGGTGCTCATCGAGGGTCTGCGCTCGCGCCTGCACGAGCAGGAGGAGGAAGCCGCTCCAGAGGGGACCGACTTCACCCCCCAGTATCCGGGGGAGCAGGAGGCGATGGACCTCTGCCTCTGTCACGGGTGCCCAACTCACCCCCGGGACGCCGCGCACCAGTCTCCTCCAGAGGGGGCCCACTGCGGGTTCGGGGTGTCCAACTACGCGGTCGATCCGCGAGGGTGTCTGTGCCCTTCCTGCGACGTGTTCAAGCAGGAGGGCCACCTCGGGTGGTACTTCTGCACGACGGGTCGCGCCGAGACCTCGGGGTCCGCGCCCGCCGAGGAGGCCCCTCCAGAGGACCTGCCTCCCGAGGAAGCTCCTCCCGAGGCTCCCCCGGAAGAGCCCCCGCCGGCTGTAGCCGCGGCCAAGAAGAAGGCACCACTCCCCCCAGCCTAGAGGTCCGTGATGGGATTCGTAGCTGACGTAGCAAAGCGGGTACGCTCGGCGTTCGGCCAGGACAAGGAGCGGCTGGCGCTCCAGCTGGCCAAGGGGCAGACCATGCCCGGGGCGTCCGTTGGGGGGCAGGAGAACCTCCAAGCCTACGGCTACGACACCCAGGCGGAGTTCCTGCGGCTGGAGCACGATCTGGTGTCCCGCTACATGGACTACGAGCAGCAGGATGACCTCCCCGAGTTGTCCGCCTCCCTGGACATCTACGCCGACGACAGCACGCAGACCCAGACGGACATCAACCGCACGGTGTGGGTCACGTCGCGGGACCGGGACATCGAGACCATCCTGAACGACTTGTTCCACCGCACCCTCCGCCTCGACGAGGAGATCTGGGAGATCGCCCGCACCCTCTGCAAGTACGGCTCGGACTACGAGGAGCTGGTGGTGACCGGGGACGGTGTCCGCGGGTTCGTCCACCTCACCCCTCCGACTGTCCGCAGGATCGAAGGCCCCCGCGGGCAGCTGTACGGGTTCATCCAGGACATGAAGGGGAAGCTCGGCTACTCCCCGGGCGAGTTCCAGCAGATCTTGGCGCTGCGCTCCCAGGCGTTGACGGGCTCCGGTCCTCCCCAAGATCGTCTGGGCGGGCTGGAGGGCATCGCGGCCCTGGAGGACTGGGAGTG